AAATTCTGATAGTGTAGATTATGTGTTTCCATCTTCTCCTCTGCAGATGGACGTGAATAGTAATGCCGCAGATGCTGGTGTTTCTATTAAGATTATCGGATTGACTACTGATTATGCAGAAGCAGAAGAAGTTGTAGCACTTGATGCAACTGGAATTTCAACAACATCCACACCATTTCTTCGTATTAATACGGTAGTAACAATTGCAGGAAATGCGGCAAATGATATTACAGTAGGTCAAGGGTCTACAACATACGCTCAGATTACTGCTGGTAGAGGTAGAAATCAAGCAGCAGTTTATACAGTCCCAGATGGTTGTGATTTTTACCTGTATCGAATTGATGCATTTACTGCAGATAACACATCACAAAAACCAGGTAAGTTTAGAAACTTTGTAAGTCTTTCTAATGGAGTTGATTTGAGAGTTGCTGAAGTAGAATTTTTCAACCAAATGAATATTCAAAGAAGACTTCCTTTTAAATATTCATCAAGGACTGATATTTCTTTCCAAATGTCAACATTTACTGGAACTCACCCATGCTCAGTATTTGGTGAAGGAATTTTAGTAAAAGAACTTATGTGAGTAAATTATGAGTGACGTATATCTTGGCAATCCATTACTAAAAAAAGCAAATACTCCTATTGAGTTTACTCAGGAGCAAATTGAAGAATTTGTAAAATGCAAAGATGACCCTGTATATTTTGCAAACAACTACATAAAAATTGTTTCTCTGGATGAAGGATTAACACAGTTTCATCCTTATGATTTCCAAGAGAAACTAATTAATAGATTCCATGAGTACAGATTTAATATCTGTAAGATGCCTCGTCAGACTGGTAAATCCACGACTGTTGTATCTTATCTACTTCACTATCTCATTTTTAATGATAGTGTAAACATTGGTATTCTGGCAAACAAAGCAGCGACTGCAAGAGAATTGTTACAGAGACTTGCAACTGCTTATGAAAACTTGCCCAAGTGGATGCAGCAGGGTATTATATCATGGAATAAAGGTTCTATCGAATTAGAAAATGGCAGTAAGATATTGGCAGCTTCTACGTCTGCAAGTGCTGTCCGAGGTATGTCATTTAACATCCTCTTTCTCGACGAATTCGCGTTCGTCCCAAATCACATTGCTGACTCGTTCTTTGCATCTGTTTATCCTACTATTACTTCTGGTAAAAGCACCAAAGTAATTATGGTTTCTACCCCTCACGGGATGAACCATTTTTATAGGTATTGGCATGATGCAGAAAAGGGAAAGAATGAATATATTCCAACTGATGTTCACTGGTCTGAAGTTCCAGGAAGAGATGCAAAGTGGAAAGAGACTACGATTGCAAACACATCAGAAGCACAGTTTAAAGTTGAGTTTGAATGTGAGTTCTTAGGTTCTGTTGATACTCTTATTGCACCATCAAAACTTAGGACACTAGTATATGATAATCCAAAGACAAGAAATGCTGGATTGGATGTATATGAAGATGTAAAAGATAAACATGACTACATTATTACTGTAGACGTAGCAAGAGGAGTAAGTGAAGATTATTCAGCATTTGTAGTCACTGATATTACGGAGTTTCCTCATAGAATTGTAGCAAAGTATAGGAATAATGAAATTAAACCTATGCTATTTCCAAATATCATATATGAAGTAGCAAAAAATTACAACAGTGCATATATTCTTTGTGAGGTTAATGATATTGGCGATCAAGTAGCAAGTATCATTCAATATGATCTAGAGTATCAAAATCTTCTTATGTGTTCTATGAGAGGTAGAGCAGGTCAGATTGTTGGGCAGGGTTTCTCTGGAAAGAAAACTCAACTTGGTGTCAAAATGTCCAAGACTGTTAAAAAAGTTGGTTCTCTTAATTTAAAGACAATGATTGAAGAAGATAAACTTATCTTCAATGACTATGAGATTATATCAGAATTAACAACATTCATTCAAAAAAATAATTCGTTTGAAGCGGAAGAAGGATGTAATGATGACCTTGCAATGTGTCTCGTTATTTACGCTTGGTTGGTTGCACAGGATTATTTCAAAGAACTCACTGATCAAGACGTTCGCAAAAGATTATATGAAGATCAGCGTGATCAAATTGAGCAAGATATGGCACCATTTGGATTTATGGATGATGGATTAGGGGATAGTAGTTTCGTTGACAATAATGGTGATAGATGGTTTACTGATGAATATGGTGATATGTCACATATGTGGGATTACTTAACGTGATGGAATTAGATGGGCAAATAAAACTAGGTCATTTACTTTTGAATTCTAGGCAGTGTAGAACTTGTAAAGAAACAAAAAATTTAGTAGATGGATTTTACAGAACACATAAAGACAGAGGACCAGTAGCGTCTTCATATTCTTATGAATGCAAAGAGTGTACTATAAAAAGAGTTACTAAATCTAGAAAAGAAGACATATCATACGATTCAGTTCCTAGAATCAAAGATGTTTATCCTGATTGGTAGGCGTTCACGCACTATTTCCCCATTGAAAATATAGGTTTTAATAAATATTTTTTAGTTAAACTGAGAACTAGGAGAACAAAAACATGGCGACTCCTCAATTGTCTCCGGGCGTATTAGTCAGGGAGGTTGATTTAACTGTAGGAAGAGCTGATAATGTAATAGACAATATTGGAGCAATTGCGGGACCATTTGCAATTGGACCAGTTGAGGAAGTGGTTGATATTACTACAGAGAACGAATTACTTAATACGTTCGGTAAACCAAGAAATGAAGATGCACAGTATAAGTACTGGTTGACTGCATCATCATTCTTGTCTTATGGCGGCGTGATGAAAGTTGTTAGAGCAGACGGAAGCAACTTAGTTAATGCTAATGCTAGTCTTGCTGGATTTACAACAGCAGCAGGCATCGGTACTGCAGACTTAAAAATTAAAAACTTCGATGATTATGAAGCAAATGCTTCTTCGGATAGCGTTTCTTATGTCTTTGCGGCAAAGAACCCAGGATCTTGGGGAAATGGTCTTAAAGTCGCTCTGATTGATGATAAAGCAGACCAAGTTATCAGTGGTATTGCTACTGCTGGCGTCACTGTTGGTCTTGGAGTTACCACTACACTCACTAATGAACCTTTAGTTGGTTCAGGAACTACTTCAGAATTTAGTGGATATCTGAAGGGTATTGTAACTGGTGTTGGTAGTAGCACTGTTGATGTTAAAATTGTTTCTAGAGTTTCTACTGCTGGAACCGAAACACCAATAACTTACGCAGAAAGAACTCAATTAAATTCTTTCAGACCAACTAACTCTGTTGAATTTATTAATTCATCTAATGTTGCAGTTTCTACCGTTACTGTACCATCAGATGGAATTTCTGACTGGTATGACCAACAAACAATTCCACTTTCAAATACAACTATTTTTTGGAAGTCAATTGCACCAAAACCAGTAACTAATGAATTTTCATTAGATAGAAATAGTAAGAACGATACTATTCATGTTGCTGTCTTTGATGACACTGGGTCAATCACAGGAATTCAAGGAAACTTACTCGAAAGACATTTAAATCTTTCTAAAGCAACTGATTCTGTTTCTGCTGTAAATTCACCTCAGAAAGTATTCTATAAAGATTATATTGCACAATTCTCAAAATATATCTACTCAGGAAATAATATTTCTGATGGATCTCCAACTACAGAAGTTGTTGCAACTGGATTCTCTGATGGGTTTACTGCAATCTCTACTGGAGATGAATGGCATCAAGAGACTCAAGATGTAACTTTTAATGCAGTCGGTAATCTTGTTTACACTCTTGTCGGAGGTGCTGATTATGGTGCTAATGAGGGAATGGAAGCAACTCTTGGAGACTTAATTACTTCATATAGATTACTTTCCAATAAAGATGAAGTTGCTCTTGATTATTTGTTAATGGGACCTGGACTTCCATCCAAACTTGAATCACAAGCAAAAGCACAGGAACTTGTTTCGATTGCTGGACAGAGAAAAGATTGTATTGCAACTCTTTCTCCATATGATGGTGATCTTACTGACGAGTTAAATACTAACACTCAGACCGATAGAATTATTGAATTCTATTCACCTATCACTTCTTCGTCTTATGCAGTATTTGATAGTGGTATTAAGTATACTTACGATAGATTTAACAATAAGTTCAGATATGTCCCATGTAATGGAGACGTTGCTGGATTAATGGTTAGAACATCTATTCTTGCATATCCTTGGTTCTCGCCTGCTGGACAGCAAAGAGGTGTACTGAATAATGCAATCAAACTTGCATACACACCAAATAAAGCACAGAGAGATAGACTTTACACCGCTAGAGTCAATTCTATTGTAAATCAGAGAGGAACTGGAATTCTCCTGTTTGGTGATAAGACTGCACTTTCTTACGCTTCTGCATTCGATAGAATTAACGTAAGAAGATTATTCCTTACTGTTGAGCAAGCACTTGAGAGAACTGCTCAAGCACAACTCTTTGAACTCAATGATGAGATTACAAGAGCAAACTTTGTAAATATCGTGGAACCATATCTCCGAGATATTCAAGCAAAGAGAGGTCTTTACGGATTCCTGGTAGTTTGTGATGCGTCAAATAACACACCAGATGTTATTGATAATAATGAATTTAGAGCAGACATTTACCTGAAGCCAACGAAGTCAATTAATTATGTAACCCTTACTTTTGTTGCAACCAGAACTGGAATCAGTTTTGAAGAAGTTGCAGGAACTGTTTGATCTTATACCAAATTACCATTTAAGGAGGAATAAAAAATGGCTACGATCAAAAGTCTCTCACAGTTTAAATCTCAGTTAATTGGCGGCGGTGCCCGCCCCAATTTATTTGAAGTTTCTGTAGAATTTCCTGCTGCTGTAAATCAATTTATTCAGCAGGATGGTGGAACTGGTTTTGATGCGAACAACTTTAATTTTATGTGCAAGGCAGCACAACTTCCAGCATCTACTATCACTCCAATTGAAGTTCCCTTTAGAGGAAGAACTTTAAAAGTTGCTGGTGATAGATCATTTGATGTATGGTCTGTTACTGTAATTAATGATGAGAACTTCTCACTTAGAAGATCATTTGAAGCATGGATGCAAAATATTAACCAGTATTCTGACCACACTGGATTCAACAATCCTGGTGATTACATGTCTAACGCTACTGTTAGACAATTAGGAAGAGCTGGAGTTGCTAGAGAAACTGGTTCTGGTAGTGGTGGAGATGCTGAAGTTCTTGCTCAGTACAAGTTCTATGATATTTTCCCAACTACTGTTTCGGCAATTGAACTCTCTTATGATACCGAAAATACTATCGAAGAATTTACTGTAGATTTCCAGATTCAATTCTTCGCACCTGAACCTGCAAATAGCAACGTAGTTCAAGGATAAATAGTATCACAGTAATAGTCGGTTTAAATAATGTCCAGATTGTTTGGATTCTCAATTGAGGATAACGAGGATAAATCCAAAACTACAGTTTCCCCCGTCCCCGAAAATAACGAGGATGGGGTTGACTATTATCTAACTAGTGGTTTTTTTGGTACTAGTGTAGATATTGAAGGTGTTTACAAGAATGAGCAAGATTTAATTCGTAGATACCGTGAGATGGCACTTCATCCAGAAGTGGATAGTGCTATTGAAGACATTGTAAATGAAGCGATTGTTTCGGATACTTATGATAGTCCTGTTCAGGTTGAGTTATCTAATCTCAACGCAAGTGATGGACTCAAAAATAAAATTAGAGAAGAGTTTAAAAATATCTTAGAAATTTTAGACTTTGATAAAAAGTCTCATGAAATTTATAGAAATTGGTACATTGACGGAAGACTTTATTACCATAAAGTTATTGATTTAAAGAAACCTCAAGAAGGTATTCAAGAACTTAGATACATTGACGCACTTAAGATGCGTTATGTTAGACAGCAAAAGAAAACAGATCCAAATAAAATTATTGCAAATAATGCTAGAGCAGGAGAAAATCCATTAAACTTTGATTTCCCTGAGATTGAAGAGTATTTCCAATATAATCCAAAACTAAAGAATGGTTATGGTAATACAAATACTGGAGGAATTAAGATTGCAAAAGATGCAATCACTTATTGCACTTCAGGTCTTGTAGATAGAAATAAGAATACTGTACTTTCATACCTCCATAAGTCAATTAAATCCATCAATCAACTTAGAATGATTGAAGACTCTTTGGTAATTTACAGATTATCAAGAGCACCAGAGCGTAGAATTTTCTATATTGATGTTGGTAATCTTCCAAAGGTCAAGGCAGAACAATATCTGCGTGACGTTATGATGCGTTATCGCAATAAGATGGTTTACGATGCAAATACAGGAGAGATTAGAGATGACAAAAAATACATGTCAATGCTTGAAGA